TGGGTGAAGTATGACTATAATCTGGATGAAGCAGTTCTAAAGTCAAAAGCATTACAGTACATATCAAAGTAAATTAGATTAATTAGATTAGAAGAAAAAGCATTGAGCGATAGCGATAATGCAGATGTCGTTAGACATCTTTTAAGTATATTAAAGTTTTTGCTGTTATAATGACTTTGATAGGTGTATATTATAGTCAATAAAAAAGCACAATAAATGTGCTTTAGTATTAAAAAAACGGAAGTCCGCTTTTTTGTGTAGTTTCCATATTATCTTTAATAATCTTGTTAATAATCTCTCTATCAGTAATACCTAACATCATTGCATCATCGTACGATAATGCGCCTCTCATATACCAACATAATCTTAATGCTTCATCCTTAAAGGCTTTTGCTCCCTTTTCCATACTATCTAACTCTGATTCAATTTCCTCGTTAGATAGAGACAAAAGCCTTAAGCGAAAAAACTTGTTTGGTTGAACTCCACTTTAACTTTGTATTTCTCGTGGCATTCATCACATACTAATTCCACTGGTTCCATTGCGTTAGCAACTACTGTAGATTCAATTAGTTCTTTAACCGCTTCGTAAGTTTTTCTATCAGTATTATTAAGAAAGTCTTGTATTAACATTGATTCTTCAACAACAGTGCCTGTTTCAGTAGTAATAGATTGAATACATGAAACTAATGTATTGATGTTTAAATCAGTTAATTTGTCAAACGATTCTTGAAATCTTGCTTTTTTGTCTTCGTCGCTTAACTCGCTATTAGAAATAACATTCATTAGTTTTTGCTGTTCAAACGATATTAAGCCTATCCTATTTAAATCGTTATATGTTTGCGGTTTAAGTTTGAATAGTAGATCGTTTAACACATTTGATTCGTTATATTGTTTTAACGGGGCTATATTGTCTAACACTCCGCGTAAATCGATAGTATGTTCGTTATCTGCGCCGCAGTGAGTACAATTACTAGACATATCCATCCCTGGCCCGTAACTGGCTAATCTAATAGCAATTAAAATGGAATCTAAATCAACTAATGGTATATGCCATGGATCTTTAATAGATGGGCAACAGCTAGCAATCATATCACGCATACCTGCACCGTTCATTAGTGCATCTGGCGTTTTCAATAAAATTTCATCTTTAATAGTCATTGGGTAAACTGGGATTTCTCCAGTCACTGATATATCTAAAGTTCCTTGAGGATAAAATTTCCCCGCACTAGGCAATTTTAGATAAATTGCCGGCTGCCTGAAATGGTTGGCTAACGGGTTGTTTGCGATTGAATTACTCATACGATTTTAAACTCCATAAATATACTATGTATTACTCTATATTTATTTGGAACAATGGCCATGGCAATTAAAATCGACATACCCGGAATTGGAGAAGTTAGCATAGAAGGAGCTGCTCAAGAAGATACGATGCAGGCAATTCTTGCGGCAGTTAACAAGACTGACAAGACCAAAGCATCTGAAGAAAAGAAAAATAAAAAAGCCAATGAAGATCTTGCCAAATCATCAGCCAAAGTAAAAACTGGATTAGAAGAGCTCGAAGATGAACTTAGCGGAACTGAAAAAAATGCTAAAAAATTATCTAATAGCATGGAAGAAACAGGAGATAATATATCAAATGCAAGCAAGCAAACTGTAAAAAATCTAGGTAGCTTTGCGGCATCGCTGGCATTAACTGCCACTAGTGTTGCTGTGGGCTTTGCTAAAAACTTTAACGACAATGCCGCAAACCCAATTGCTGTTGGTGCCGCATTAATAAACACTAGTATTGATCTATTAGGTGCTGGCTTAAAAATTGGAGTTGAAGCAGTATCTGCGTTTGGTGGAGCATTACTTGGCGCAGTTCCTTTAATAGGCGGCGGCCTGCAACGCGGTGTTGATGGAATAGCATCAGTATCAAAACAAGTTATTGACTTTAGTACAACTGTGCTTAAAGCCGGTAATGAAATGATGGCTGCTGAATTCCAGATGACCACTAAAGTTATGGCGGATATGGCCAAAGCCGGTGCCGGCTTTGCAGGCGGCATGTCTGAAATGCGACAAATTGCAAATGAAAGCGGTATTGGTATTGAACAATTTGGTAAAGTTATTGCTAATAGCCGAGATTCTATTACAGGAATGGGATTAAGTGCTACTGAAGCAACACATAGATTAAGCAAGGGAATGGGTGCGCTAACTACCACCTTTGGCAAAAGCGGAAACAATTTGCGCAATGAAATGCTAGCATTGGGATTTAGTTACGAGCAACAGGGTGAAATGATGGCCCAATATGCTGCAAATGAACGTGCATCGGGTCGATTAAAACGTATGACGGATACCGAGTTAGCTCAGGGTACTGCTCAATATGCTAAAGATTTAAAAGTACTTGCAGATATTACCGGTAAAGATGCTAAAAAAGCAATGGACGATGCACGTTCGGCATCACTTGAAGCTGATATTATGGCTCAATTAAGCGATAAAGAAGCAGAAAAATTTCAAAAATCGTATGCTGCAATGCCGGATACGCTGAAAAAAGGATTCTTAGAATTTGTAGCAAGTGGTGGACAGGTTATTGCTGATTCGTCAACTAATATAGCAATGGTTCAAAATAGTAAAATTAAAGATATTTTTACTACTGGTTTTAGCGGAATAAAAGATGCAAGTAAAACTGCTCAGCAAGTACAAGATGAAACCTTAGTAGCTGCAAGATTAGCAGGTGAAGAACAAAAAAGAGTATCAAAAAATAATCCGGAAATGGCCTATGCTGGGCGTGTATTGGGTACGTATACTGATACAATTGCTAAACAAAATGAACTTATTAAACTAGGCATGATGTCTCCCGACGAAGTTAAGAAAAGTCGAGATGCAAATGAAAAAATGGCAGAAACCCAGGATCCGGTTACTCGAGGATTTGCAACCGCAACTGAAGCAGTTGTTAATTTTCAAAAGGAAATGGCTAACTTAGCTACAACGTTAATGCCGATGTATGCAACCGCAATCGGAGATGCTACAGAAAAAACTGCAAAAATAGTAACAGCTGCAATGCAACTTGCATCTGGCAAAATATCTATGAAGCAATTTGGCGATATGATGGGTATGCCCGGTGGTGATGGTAATACTGAAAATAATAAAATGTCACAAAAATTAAAAGCGGATCGTGAAAAGAAAGAAGATGCGCTAGCAGAATCACAAGCTAAATTGTCAGACGGACATGGTATAATGAGCAAACTTGCCGGAACAGACTTTTCTCAGTCTGATTTGCAAAAAGGCCCGGAAGTTGCTGCTGAAATTAAAGAACGTAAGGCCGCGTTAAAAGAAGCACGAGAAGCAGAAGCTAAATTATTATTAGCTAAACGAACGTATGCAGCTGGATTGGCAGAAGCAATGGACTCGTTGGCCGAACATGCAACAGCAGAAGATAAAGCTGCAGCAACATTAAAATATAATCAAAAATTTATTGACGATTCTGCTAAAGGTAACATGGTTACTAGTGCAGATATTTTAGGTGGAAGAACAAAGACAAATGCAAAAGGGATGTCTGATTATTTTGTATTGCCTACGTCGAGACCGGCAACAGGAGTTCCAACTACAGTTATGGGCCCGGGTAAAGCAAAAGGTGGGATATCAGTTGGACCTACGTCAGGGTATCATGAATTATTACACGGAACAGAAGCAGTTGTGCCACTGCCGGATAACAAATCGATACCAGTTAAACTAGATAGCAGTGCGTTAACTGCTACATTAAATGAGCACACTGGATTATTAAGTAGCATACTTGTAGCAATGAATAAAGGTAATAGCCTGTCGTCAGGAATTTTACAGAACGGCTATTAAGCTATAAATACACTATCGTAAAGAGAATATAACTATGTCATGGAAAAAGCACTTCCGAACTGCAAACACCGGCGGACAACTAAGTCCAATTAGTGGAATTAACAATTCAGCAGATCCGAGCTATCGTAACTATCAAAGCCAATTGCCCGAAGTGTATATTGGCCACCCAAATCGTACCGAGCGGTATAATCAGTATGAACAAATGGACATGGACAGTGAAGTTAATGCTGCTCTTGATATTATTGCAGAATTCTGTACACAACCAAATACAGAAAATGGCACAGGCTTTGATTTATTCTTTAAAGAAGATCCGACAGATAATGAAGTTAAACTACTTAAAGATCAGTTATTACAATGGGTTAATCTAAATCAATTAAACAAACGTCTATTTAAACTTGTACGTAATACATTAAAATACGGTGATCAAGTATTCTTACGTGATCCAGAAACATTTAAATTGTACTGGACAGAAATGGGCAGTGTAATCAAAGTTATTGTTAATGAAGCAGAAGGCAAAGAGCCAGAGCAATACGTAATTAAAAACCTTAATCTTAACTTTCAAAACTTAACTGCAACAGCATTAAGTTCAAGCGATACCTACACAAATCACCCTCAACAAGGTGGTAGCGGTGGTTCTGGTTCGTATGTACAACCTAATGTTCCGTACAGTGGCGGCTCACGCTTTAGTCATGCGCAAAACGAAGCAGTGTTAGATGCAGAACATGTAGTGCATATTAGTCTAACAGAAGGCTTAGATGTAAACTGGCCATTTGGTACTAGCATACTTGAAAGCATATTTAAAATCTTTAAACAAAAAGAACTGTTAGAAGATGCTATTATTATCTACCGTGTGCAACGTGCGCCAGAAAGACGTATATTTAAAATTGATGTTGGTAATATGCCAACACACATGGCCATGGCCTTTGTAGATCGTGTTAAAAATGAAGTACATCAACGTCGCATACCGACACAAACTGGTGGCGGACAAAACATGATGGATGCTACATATAATCCATTATCAACAAACGAAGACTTTTTCTTTCCGCAAACAGCAGAAGGACGTGGGTCAACTGTTGAAGCACTGCCAGGTGGTAGCAACCTAGGTGAAATTACAGATTTGCGTTTCTTTACTAATAAAATGTTTAGAGGATTGCGTATTCCAAGTAGTTACTTGCCCACAGGCAGCGATGACAGCTCATCGACATTTAACGATGGTAAATCTACCACAGCATTAATTCAAGAATGGCGCTTTAATCAATACTGTATGCGTTTACAAACTATGATAGTTGAAAAACTAGATAATGAGTTTAAAATGTTCATGCGCTGGAGAGGCATTAACATTGACGGACAGCTATTT